CTACGCCAAGCCCGAACGACCATATGGAATTAGGGCAACATTCAGAGTTTTTAGGAGGTATGAGCTATTCTGAAATGTTAGCAATGTTCTTTGTTCATGATGGGGGCGAAACAAGTAAATGGCGTTTACGTAAGCATGCGGCTGATGCCTTTTGGAAATATGTATCAAGTTGGAGTATCGCAATTGATAATCCGGCTACATTAGGATTTGATTCTGAGGGATATAATTTACCTGAAATAGAATACGTGGAGCATATAATTAAAGTAGAAAACACAACCGGAAATTTATTTGGGGACGTTTCAGTAAGCGCAACCGATTTGCACCAAGACTTAAATAGATCATTCGACCAACGTTTATTAAAAACTATTGACCTTGTTGAATCAAATATTGACCAATGGATTATTTGGGGATTAAAAAATAATGAAACGGATTTAATCGCAAAAAGTTTGCAGGGATCAATAAATGTTCAAGGTTCAAATACTCCTGAATATAAAGCTAAACACCTCAACGGGTTTGCTAAAAACGAATTTAATACGCTTGTAACTAAAACATCTATTGCATCATTTGGTATGAATTATCAGCAATGCAATCAAATGGTTTTTATGGCTTATGATTTTAAATTTGAAGCATTTTACCAAGCTGTTAGACGTTGTTATCGTTTTGGTCAACAAAGGAAAGTAACCGTTCATTTATTGGTTCCTGAAAGTCAGTTAAACGTCCGGGCTTCCATTCTTGAAAAAGAAAAACAGCACAAAGAACGCATTGCAGAAATGGCTAAATATTCAGCAGAAACCAATTATAAAAAAGCAAAATCTAAAGTTAAAATTATGAATAAAGAAATCAAAACAGATCAGTACCATTTAATGAATGGGGACTGCGTAACCGAATCAAAAAAACTTCCTGATAATATTGCAGATATTACTGTATTTAGCCCCCCATTCGCTGAATTATATGTATATTCTGACAAAGAAGAAGATATGGGCAACGTTTCGGATTACACCCAATTTGAAAGACATTTTAAATTTCTTATCCCGGAAATAAAAAGGATTTTAAAACCGGGTAGGATTTGCGCAATCCATTGTATGGACTTACCAATACAAAAAGGTAAAGAAGGGTATATTGGATTAAGAGATTTTAGCGGTATGTTAATTGATTGGTTCCAGGAACAAGGATTTGTTTATCATTCACGGGTTACATTATGGAAATCCCCTGTAATTGAAATGACACGCACTAAGGCATTAGGATTGCTTCATAAAACAATTAAAAAAGATAGCGTTATGTCAAGGGTTGGAATCCCGGATTATGTTTTGTTTTTCAGAAATGAAGGGGACAATAAAACACCAATTACCCACCAAGATAAAGACGAATCAATGCCCGATTATTTGCCGGTGGATTTATGGCAAAAATACGCTTCTCCAGTTTGGATGGATATTGACTACTCCCGAACATTACAATACAGATCCGGGCGTGATGGAAACGACGAAAAGCATATTTGTCCGTTACAATTGGATACCATTGAACGAATATTGCATCTTTATTCAAACGAGGGGGAAACCGTTTTTAGTCCATTTGGAGGCATAGGCTCTGAGGGTTGTTCGGCAATCAGAATGAACCGAAAAAGCATATCAATTGAATTAAAAGAATCATATTTTAAAATCAACGAACAAAATCACAAATCATTTGTTGAAGAAAAAAACTCTGTTTTAACTTTATTTTAGCATTACGCTCATGCCTTTAAAAAGAATCTAAAGAACAACACATGAGTATGATCGGTGGCGAAAGTGAAAGTTTCTCGAATGAACGAGGAAGCCGATTTTAACATTACGTCAGCAAATCTAATTTATTAGGTTGTCATTTGCTGGTAAGAACGGTGGGAAGTAATTCCGAAAGTCCGGGGATGGAAACTGGAGCCGTTTAATTTAAAAATAATTTAACGTTTTTGTAATTCGTGTTGTTATTTTATTTATAATTGCAGAATTATTAGTTCTTAGTCTATACACGTCATTGCTGGATGACAATTGAAATAGTATCAACGAAAGAAGATACCTATAACAATACGCCTCTTTTTTGCGCCAGCACGCAATTTAGGGGCGTTTTTGTTTTTAATACATTTTACCATGCCAAAAATTTGCGCTCATTGCCAGTCAAAATTCGAATCCTATAAATCTTATTACCGTTGCCATAATTGCGATGATGGAATTTGTGAATGCACAAGGGATATAGATTTTAATGGTACTGGATATTGCAAATGTTACGTTTGTGGTGGATCGGGAGAAATAAATTATATCGAAACAACTTTTTGCTGCGATGATTGCGCAATGGATCACGAAAATGAAAATAGTACATTTTATAACGAATAATAATGGCAGAAGATAAAAATAAGGTTATTGTTTATGCTGATTGGATTGAAAAATTTGAAGCATTAGAAGACGATGAGGCTGGAAGATTGATAAAGCATTTTTTTAGATATATAAATGATTTAAATCCAAAACCTCCTGATCGTATTACCGAATTATCATTTATCGACATTCAGCACACGTTGAAAAGGGATTTAAAGAAGTGGGAGAAAAGAGCCGAAAACAGTAGAGAAAATGGGAAAAACGGAGGTAGGCCACCAAACCCACAGAAACCCACAGAAACCCATCAGGTTATTTCAGAACCCACAAAACCTGTTATAGATATTGTTATTGGTAGTGTAATTGATAATAAAATAAAACATAGTACTAAAGGTGGAGCAAAAAAAGCTCCACAACCTGAATTCGTGGACTGCAAAAATTTTTGGCTGGATGAATTTAAACAAGGGTGGACTTTTTCAGGAGCAAAAGGCAAGGCGTTAAAATCAATTATTGATAAAATAAAAACAGTCGTTAAAAGCGCAGGCAACGAAATAGGGGACAAAACGGTAATTGATACATTTAAAACTATATGTTTAAGGTTGCCTGAATACTATAAAAACAAAGACCTGGAAGTTTTGGATCAAAAATTTAATGAAATTATAAACGAAATAAAATCAAACAATGGAACAGGAACTACAAAAGACAGCAGCGGCAAACCAATTAGTAAGTATGCCCCCCAAAATTTTACTGATTAAAGAGCTATTCCACGTTAATTGCTTGGTTGCATATCCGATTAGCGATACAATGTTAGAAGTTTGGGCGAATACTTTAAATGAATTGGAGCCTGAAATAACCCCGGATGCCGTTAAATGGATTATTGATAAAATGAAGGTTGGAATAATTGATTTTGATAACAGAAAAGGTATTCAGAATATTTTTGAAGGGTTCCGCAAATATATTTCTCATCAAATAAAAGAGTCAAATTCCCGTGAGATAACAAAATGGAATGCCCTACACGTAAAGTACCACACAGTAAAAATGGTTTACTAAATGAAATATTTTAGGTTAGAAGATAAAATAAACGAAACAAAGCAGTTTGCTAAGCATGGGTTAAAAGATGTTAAGCAGACCGGGATAGCTTCGTTAAATGGGTACGTTGGGCTAAAAAAAGGGTATCCGTTATTTATTGCAGGTAGTCCGGGGTCAGGTAAAACAGAGTTTACGCTCGAAATATTAATGAATGCAAGCATTACCCATAAATGGAAGCACTTTATTTATTGCGGAGAAGGTGGTAATGTGGAGCATATTTTTAATGAATTACTACATAAGTACCTTCAAAAGCCATACGATTGGGCTAATGAAAAAGATAAAATGCAAGCCGAATATTTTGTATCTCAACACTTCATAATTGCAAACCATGACAATGATTTTACGATTGATGAATTTTACGCCAGCGTTTCACAATGCGAAAAGGAATTAGAAATTAAATTCGATACTACCGTTTTTGATCCATTTAACGACATTAAAGATGAAACTGAACTATTCGGAGGCAGGGAGGATAAATATTTAGCACACGCCTTAAAACAATGTCGTATAAGCTCGAAAAAGAATAACAGGATAGACATACTTGTAAATCACACGGCAGATGTAAAGGCGGTCATTGATCCCGATAGTAAAAAAAGATACACGCCTTTTGCACTACCAAACGAATGGGCAGGAGGCCGAACGTGGCAAAGGAGGGGATTCACAATGATAATGCTTTGGAGGCCTCCGACATTTTTAAAAGACGACCAAGGAATGCCATACGCAGAAAATGAAACGCACGTAATTATTCAAAAGGCCAAACCTAAGGGAGTTGCAAAGATTGGTACACGTTCTATATTTTATGATTGGCAAAAGAATAGGTATTATTCCTACGAAGGTTCACAACAACTATACTCCTGCGAAACTTTGGAAAGTATAGCACCGAAAAGATTATCCGAAAGCACAATAAAACCTAATACAGATTTTACGCAGCCAATTAACGACAAATTATTTGCAGATAAAACAGATCCATTTTAATGAAAAGCATTTTACAATTTAGTTTATTAGATTCAATAGAAATAGAAGGGTTTTTAACCTACGTAAAAGGAAGGCTATTTAATCGCGTTACAGAGGCTAAATTAAAGTCGCCAAACGCTGACTACTCGGAACAAGATAAAGTCATTGAATACGTAGAAAAAAGCATAGAGTACATGAATAAAATTTACCATGGTAATATATTTTTACTCAAAGAATCTCAAAAAGCCGCAAATATAATTACTGATCTTGAAAATAATATTTGGAGGCAACAACAAATAATTGAGGCACAAAATAAAGAGATTGAAAACCTTAAACAAAATTTACCAATATGAAGCCAATAATCATAAATATCTATCCGAGATTAGGCAACAACGAAGTCGTAACCATCGGAGGCGAAAAGTACCGGGCAGAATTTTGGCAAGGTGGTCGTAGGTATTACGAATTTATATTTTTAGGCGATACCGGAAAACCAAACTTCACTAAAACCGAACAGGAAGTATCTAACGGAATACTCGAAAAGAAAATTAAACGTCATTAATCAGTTGCAAATAGTTACCGCTTACCTTAAACAAAGAAAAATATGAAAATAGAAACAAAAGAAGTTTACACTTGTGAACACTGCAAAAAGTATCTTGTTCGTAAAAGCGCAATGGTTAACCATGAATTCAATTGCACTTACAATCCTAAAAATCATGTAGCTTGTATTGGTTGTAAATTTATAAAACAAGAGCCTACGGAATACGCATATACCGATTATGATGGCGATAGATTGTATAAGACTGGAAAAAAATTTGTTTGCGCTAAGCTAAATAAAACGATGTATCCGTTTGTTTTGGTAAAAAGGGGTATTTTAAAATTAAACCCTGAGCAGTTTTTAGGCCAGGAACAAATGCCGCCCAAATGCGATAGTTTTACATTTGAGTAATTTCACCGACAAAAACCGTTGATTCGTCTAAAAAGTGATAATTTATGTTTACAGTAATTAAATTTGATTACCTTTGTTTCAGATAAGCAATTAAGCGTATCGAAAAACTAAGCAAAATGAAAACAATTTATTTTAAATTCATTGCTCAAAAGACAGCGGAAGGTAAATCGATATTAGTAGCTGTTATTCCTGACGATATGTTAGGAGATAGTTTGCCTTTAATTTGTGAAGGACAAGCGTTTTTAATGCCGGCAACTATTTACACAGGAACTTATCCTCAGATAAAAATTAATACAGATTCCATAATTGATAAAACGGAAGAGTTAAAAGGTGTTGGCATTGCAGGAATAATAACTGAAACAGAGTGGTATATTAAAAATGACGTTAAAAATGATGTGATGGACATTTCATTAGATCGTAAATAGATGAAAAAAAGTAAACAAACGCAAAAACGCCCCGTAGGCAGACCGAAAGGAGAAGAAACGAAAGTAATAGCGTTTCGGGTAAAATTAATCCACATAGAGCCAATTAAGCAGCTTATATCTACTTATTTGGATGAACAAAATAAACTTTAAATAAAAATAAAATGTTAATATTAGTTGGTTGCGAAGAAAGTCAGGCGGTTTGTATAGAGTTTCGAAAACTTGGCCACGAAGCGTATAGTTGTGATTTGCAAGAATGCTCAGGCGGTCACCCTGAATGGCATCTGCAAATGGACGTTTTAGAGGCTATAAAATTAAAGCCGTGGGATATGGGTGTATTTTTTCCCGATTGCACATATCTAACTGTTAGTGCAAATAAATGGTACAAAGACCAGCCGCCACGAAAAAGCGGAACTTTAGTAGGCGAAGAAAGAAAGCGGGCCCGGAAAAATGCGATTGCGTTTTTTCTTAAACTTTACAATTGCGAAATCCCCAAAATAGCTATCGAGAACCCTATAGGGGTAATGAGTAGTGTTTTTAGGAAGCCTGACCAAGTTTTACAACCGTGGATGTTCGGGCATGGTGAAACAAAAGCCACTTGTTTGTGGTTGAAAAATTTATCTAAATTAACCCCGACAAATATAGTTGAAGGCAGAGAACAGAGATTGCATAACCTACCAAAAACTAAAGACAGGGCAAAATTAAGATCAAAAACCTTTCCAGGAATAGCAAAAGCAATGGCAGAACAGTGGTCAATTTAATTATCTTCTTCCCTTAACCAATAACTAATACTAAAACAATAACAATGAAAACAGGATCTGAAATTGAAGAAATAAAAAGTGTTGACGACTTAACTATTAAAATACAAAAAGAATGCCACGCTACAGTAGAAATGGTTATTAAAAAGCATTTAAAAATAACTACCACCTAAACGTACAGACACTTAAACAGGCAGGGCTATGTTGTTACGAATAAGAAAATATTTAAAGTGCCAATGGGAAATATTTTGCTTCGTTGAAAGTTGCGAATCTATTGTAAATTCAAGCGAATACACTAAGAATAAAATCAAAAAAATTAAGAGTAAATTTAACAAGTAACAATAAACAATTAACTGAAAGAAAAATGGAAGCGATAAAACGCATTGAATTGGAATTGCAAAGCCACAGAAAGGCAATAACAGTTATCCAGCAAGATATATTGCATGAAAAATCTGAATGTAAAAGGATTTTAAAAAGTATTGAGTTAGATATTGCCGGGGACAACGATGCGCATAATTACGGTTTAATTTATGAATATGCCGACCGAATATGCAAGCATTTAAAATCAATAAAAGAACTTCAACAATTAATAGGACTTAAATTACAGATAATCGCTAACCCTTTAACCCCAACCAAATGAAAGAAACACTGCAATGGGTGAAAGTTACCCAAGACGTAATTAATAGCTTAAAAGAAGATGTAATATATCACACCCGATTCGGTGACTTAAATGGTATAGCTTTAAAAAGATATTTAAAACCAGGACACAGAACGGAAATCCTGATCCCTATCAAGGAGGTGGTGGCAGAGCCGAAATACAGAGTTGGCAGAAGTTCGGGCAGGGCTATTTTAGAAGTTGAAACAGGACACGAATATTTGATTTTTCCCGTTGGCTCAAACGAGGCTGTACAAGATTATTGCAATTATTTAAACCGAATGACCCAACAGCCGAAACAGGAAGACCAAATAAACTCAAAAACAAATTGTCCTACCTGCGGAAGTGAAGTGTCAATAGGCGGCGACGGAGTTACACATTATTATATACCTAAACAATAACCCATGAAAAAGACATTAGCCTTATTACTTATTACGGTATCGACTATTTGCCAGGCGCAAACTTTTGTAAAAAAAGACAGGTATTTCTTAATTACAATAACGTACGATACAGGAGGGCGAACAGGAAGTGCGTTTTACACAAGCGTTGGTCAGTTTCCTTCCCAGCAAAATATTTTTGAATGGTGTGTTAAATCATACAAGGCAAAAAACTTTGTTATAAATAATATTTACGAATTCAAAACAAAAGAAGATTATTTGCAGTTTAGAGACGGAAAGCCTTGATACAGGAAGGTTTTATTTACTACTTAGAAAACAAATACAAAATAAAATGAACTATCAAAAAATATCTGATTACTTGCAGTGCGCAACACTTGTGCTTGTCGCTTTAGGACTGCTTTTATACATAGCGCATATTATAATTTATGTGTACTTCATTAAACATTAACCCCAACTCCCTGGCCGGATAAGAAGCCGTAACAAATGAAAAGAGTATTATTGATTTTAGCTGTCAGTTTATCAGCTTGCCACGACAATCATGACAATTCGTGCAAATACATCAAATCTAAAGAAACTCCTGAGTTAATGTTTAAGACAGAACATTGTAGGTATTATTGTTTAGGAAAAAATGGGTGGGGAAACTGTAAAAACGCTGTCTGTGAATGCGATAGTGGATTTACGGCAGATGTGTCAATCTCTTGGTAAACAACAAAAGCTCCCTACACAACATAGGGAGCTTTTACTTTGCAATATTTAGAATTAATCTTTTTTAGGTTCCTTGCCAGTAAAGTACCCAATTATCCCGATACTTGAAGTTACTACTATTTTAGCAATTAGCAACGGAACACCTATTACGGGCGCTGCTATCATTGCGCCTGCAACTATCGCAGCCAATCCGGCTACCGACGTTATTTCATCTTTGTATTTTTTCATGGTTATTTAGTTTGATTTAATTATTTTCTCGTAATTTTCTATTTCAAATTTAAGCCTCCTGGCTTCGCGAAATTCAAGTCGAAGTATTCTTTCCTTTCTGATCAACTTTAATCCTTCCAGCGTTAAATTTTGGCACTCTTTTACGGCATTGTTTCCGTAGGCAGTATCTAAACTGTCTTTGTTGCTTTGCGCATGGCCACAAATTGTAGTAAAGGCAAGGAACAGAAGTAGGGTTAAATTTTTCATAGTCAAATAAGGTTTCTAATAAAATCAATACTTTTACTTGTTTTTCCGAATCCTAATCAAATAAGATTACGCAATATCATTGTTTAGTTTTTCGAAATACATAGCTACTCCTTTTGCATAGTCCGTTTGTGGGCCACCGTAATAACCGCACGACTTTAATAAAAAAGCGTATTGCTCAGGCTTTTGAATTGTCGTTAAATCCCTTGGAAATTTCCCCTCTTTTTGTCTGCGTTTAATCCAATCGCAAACCTCTTTTATTGAATCCGAAAAAGTGGCGTACGCTGCGTAACTGTCACCCTCTGTTGAGGTAATACCTTTCCCTAATAACTGATGCTTAGAACCTTTAAAACGCTTATATCCGAACCCGTTTTTATTCAGGTTGTAATTCCTGTTTGTCCAGTTAGCTGTTTCGAAGCATGATTGACACGCCACGAACTTAGAAAGTTGCAAAGGCAACCCTTCTGTTAAGCATACGGAAACTATAAAATTTGCTTGTACTTTGTCCATTATTTTTTCGCTTTCCCTTTAGGTAAAAATCCGTTGTCCTGTAAAAATCTTATCACAGTTACTAAGGCAACTGCAGAACCTCCCCACCATGCCAAGTCAGAGGAAACAACCTTTGTGAACTCAAAAAAAGCTTGGTGCTTAGTAAAATAAATCTCTATGTTATCAATTACGCACCCTGCAGCATATAAAAGCCCCGTTGTCGCTGAATAAATAAAATATAATTTGGGAGATGTGCTGTCCAATGGCTCCAT